GTCGAGTCAAAGCCCACTTGGTTGCCTGCACCATGCGAACAGCCTTGCCCGCGAAAAGCGTCGGGTCAATCGCCATAGAAATACCGAAACCCGTGACGTTCGCTGCGTCCTGCCGGAACTCGCTGCCACGGTACGGGTCATACTTAGCACCCTCCATACCGGCACCAAAAGCGACCTGGCCCGTGTTACCCAAATACGCTGAATCAATTTGTCGAAGAAGCTCTTGAGTGTTGCCTTCAGCCCGTGCGTAAATAATGTCACGGAAAATCGGCGCGGCTTCTTCGCTACCAGCATACTTGTTTTGCCACACGTTAATGATAGCGTCAGGGTCACCGGAAACGGCTTGTTCCGAAACGTCAAGAGCAATCTGAACTTGAAGTGGCGTGTAGTTGCCCGACTCAATTATCTCTTGAATATAGTTTTCGTCGTACTGTCCTCGGGCAGTAGCATCAATCGCCTCGTTAGAGAACATGCCGTAAAGCAAATGCCGCCAAGCAAACTCAGGGTTATCCGTGTTCTGGTTAGCGTTCCACTGAGCCGCACGGAAACGATGCTGTGCGCCCTCGTTCAACGCCACAAAAGGCTCAAGGGCATAACCAAGCCCCGTCAAGACAGTCCCCATGACCCGTTCAACAACAGTCGGATCTTGAGAAGCCTCAACCACCTTCTCCTGAATAATATCAGGAATAATCGCCGCCATGACAGGATTGTTGTCCTGCAACGTAGCCATAACGTTGTTGACACCAACCTCATCGCCAACGTTAGCGGCAGCGATAATCCGGTCAGCGGCATCATTAGCGATACCAAAATTAACCAGATTCTTCACATCAGTAGTGGTTAACTCAACACCCTGCTCTGAAGCAGACTCAATCAACTTCTTAATACTAGGGTACGAATCAACACTGTTACCAGCACCCCGACGCAACGCCTCCCTACTTGAAAGACGTTCCGCTTCCTGCTGAAGCATCGTATATGTGGGAACAGCGGCGGCAGGATTGATACCAAGTTCAACGCCACGAGCTTCGCGCCGGTACGACTGATTAATACGCCTGTTTAATACGCGGTAAGAATCACCGTAATCAAGCCTACGTGCAGTCTCACGCTGCTCAGATGCAATAAGACTGTAATCTTCCTCAGGTTGCAAGTCAACTACACGTTGACCGTAACCCAAGCCTTCCTCTCGCTCTTCGGCCTCTTCTAGGCTTTTGGGTCGAACCGTTCGCCTCTGGCCTGGAGCTTCGCCAAAAGGTACGCTCACAAACCACGCCTAGAAAGAATATCCGCAATACGAGCAATAGTCGGATCTCCACTAACGTTTTCAATCTTACGCATAGTGTCCGACAGTCGCGGGGTTTGCGGTTCACGGTAAAAACTACTTGGACCTGGCCCGGGGCCAACTGGTGCCCCAGCGGTAACAGGCTCATCGGGACGCTGAGTAGGAGCCATCAATGGGGTTGCCCCCATCTGCCCAGCCTGACGACCCGCACTACGAGCCTGACGTTGCCGTGCGCGAGGTGAACGAGCAGTAGGTGAAGCACTCATCGGTGCAGCAGACTGCATCTGCTCCAACTCCTGATTCTCACCATACGGCATACCCGACACATCAGCCTGAACCTGCTGCGGTCCACCATCCGTGCGTTGAGACAACTGACCCGGCCCCGAAACAGGCGCGGGGTTACTTGGAGTGCGCTTGCCGCCATGTTCAAGCATCTTCATCCTCCACGTAAACAACCCTCGGATCAATCAACTCATTATCAGGAACCGGACCGAACTCGTCCTCATCATCCTGCTCACCAAGCAAACCGTACTCAAACAGTCGCGTAAGCGACTCGTCAAGCAGTTTACTCATTCGACCAATCATGTCGTCTGCCACATCAGGCGAGTACGACACTCCTTGCGCTACTACGGCAAGATGCAAGTCAAGGTAGGCAACATGAACACTCATATCCCTCGCTGGAATCCTCATTCTGTTGCCCTCTCCCTTGAACCTACTTGTTACCCTTGCCCTTGGTGCCCTTAGTGTGCATACCGAACTTGATCTTGTCGGCGTGATCGGCCTTGCTGCCATCCTTGCTCATGATCGGAGCTGCGGTGTGCGGCTTACCGTGCGTGCCCTTGTTAGGCTGCGGCATTACTTTCTCCCTTACCATTTAACGCGGTCGGCCCAATAAGCCGCCGACATTTTTCCCTTTTTGATATTTTTAGCGTGACGTGCCTTGAAAGACGCTTGACGTTTCGTGGGCTTCTTATCGCCCGTCACGCCCTGCTGCCCAAACCGAATCGTCTTAACCTGATCGCCTTCTTTAGCGACCACGACATGAGACTTCTTCGGGTGGTTGGGTGTGCGTTTAGGTTTGTTGTAGCCGGAAACGCCAGCACGTTCTAGGCGTGGATCTTTCTTAGCGGCCATTAGAACGGCTTGTTCCCACGATTCTTATTTTCTTCCCGCATCTTCTCAATCTGATTCAGCAAAGAATCAATGCGGCGATCCTTCGCGTCCTTCTTAGACGCTGCAACCTTCTTAGCGCGAACAGTCCGACGCTTCTGATTCGGCGGCTCACCCTTCTTACCCTGATTGCCGTCCTTATAAGTCCTCTTAGAATCAGTCTTCTTCTTAGCAGGCATTACTTCTTCTTCCTTCGAACGGCAGCATTATCAACAAGATTCGGGTACGGCCTACCGGCCTTCTTAGCGCGAGCCTTAGCCTGAGCCTTCTGCGAAGCAGTCAACGGAGTAGACTTCTTCTTAGGATTCGGCTTATCCCAAAACGCTTTAGTCTTCTTTGCCATACTTACGTCCCATCGGCATAGCCAACTCAGAAACCGTAGTCTTCACATTCGGCATAACAGTAGAGTTCTCAGGATGATTACCGTCGCCACCCATCTTATGAGTCGGGTCCATCCAGCAGCCACAAGAAACACACATAATAATCCCTATACAGGTAGACGACGGCTGATACCAGCAGTCAAGTTAGGCTCACCGCGAGCACCAAGGCTAGCCATAAGCATCTGCAAATCCGGGCGACCACCAGCAGGCATGCCAGCTTGACCCTGCGCCACACCGCGCATCAAACCACTAGAAGACAAACCTTCTAGATTCTCCCCGCCACCACCAGGGGGAGCCTCACCAGGGGCACCGACCATCCCTGCGGCTTCCTCACCTAGGGACTCAACCCCCGGTGGTGTGGGCATTTCCTCAGGCGCGAAAGCCTCCGACACCACCTCTTCAATGGATCGGCCTTTCTGTCGTCCCAAGATAATCTCCGACAAGCGCGAAAGAATCTCACCCGGATCTTGCCCAGCCTGCGCCAACACGGGAATGGCTTGGGCGTAACCGGCAACTGCTTGCTTCAACGAGTCACGCATCTCTTCGATGTCCACTCGCTGTTCTTCTTCGGACGCATTCAACGCGAACGGCATTTGCCGCCTAAGGAAGTCGCGTGAGATCAAACGATCACCGCGAGCTTGCAAACCGAACACGAGTGCCCGGTTGGGGTCCAGTCCAGCCATCAGGCCGTACTGAACATCCACGGTGTAGTCACCCTTAATGTCCTTCTCAGGACGGTACTTGATCTCGTAGGGTGTACCATCAGAGTTGCCACGGATCGTTTTCGTTTCCGACCCGAACAGCACCTCATCAACCATGAAGGCTTTGCGTACAAGGTTCTGGAAAGTCTTGGCGAACATCGCCTGACCAGTACGAACCTGCGTGTCAAACCCTGACATGAGGGCTTGAACACCGCGACCAGTCACAATGGAACCCTCAATGTTGCCCGTTCGGGCATCGGGGTATCGTGAACCTTGACGCAACTCTTGATCCAGCACGCCCTGCTGAGCGAACGCTGACTGCGGAACCTCAATGGGTACGCGGCGTACACGCTCACCGTTAGCGGTGCGGATAACACTATCCGGCCCGAGCGCGAGTTCCTGCGCGTCAGGCGGTAGAACAATAGGAGCCTGCACAGCCTTCTGTGCGGCTTCCAAACTTAGAAGGGCGAAACGGGCCTTAGCGACCTGCACAGCCAGCACGTCATCGAACTGACCGTGCGAGTCGTCATCCACGCCGGGCCGCTGGGTCCACTCAACAAGGCATTCCCCGATAGGGTTCCGTACTGATTCAAGAACGGTAGCGTTCCTCGTGGGGAGGAACAGCATATCGACCTTAGCGTCGTGATACCGAACAACCTCAATCAGCTCGTTACCAGTAGATGACTCTTTGATCGCGCCAGCAGCCTGCGGGTATTGGGCGATCAACTCGTCGCGGGTCTTGAAGAATGAGAAGAACGCTGCGGTGATAGCACCCCAACGGTTGAACACGGGGTATGATCCGATGGAATCCATGAAACGGATACGCGGCATTTCCGCTTCCGTGTCAACTTCCACCATCGCCGGGACGAAACCGTAAGTGAAGTAACGGTCCGTGGCGGTGTACATTTGACGCTGCACATCGCTGAAATCCAGGTAGCCGTTGACGATCCGTGTGCGTTTCTCAGCGAACTCACGGGCCGAATCGGACACCATCTTGGAGGATGCACAGTTGAAAGCAGGTAGCGGGGCGAGAACTTCGGCAAGGTCACGGGCCGCAACATCCACCATGTTAGCGACAATGCCCTTATCGAACGGACCCTCAGGGAACAACTCAGGGTACACATCCCGCATACGGCCCTGACGGACAGCGAGAACATCCTGCATACGCTTGTCGCGTTCAGCCCAACGGGACTTCATGCGGTCGTATTGGGATTTGATTTGACGAAGCGTGCTGTTATTGCCTGGTTCGTCTATGTAGTTCGCTTCCGCGAAAGGCATACTCAAAGAATCCTCCTATGCCCCGATAGGGGTCCAAGCCCCTGATGCTTCTGCTTCTAGGAGGCTCACAGTTGTTTGCTGCTTCTTATCCCACGGTGTCAGGAAGTTATTCCGAACATGTGACCGGGTGTAGTTGCTTGCGAGGGTGATACGGTCCCGGCACGCCAGTTCAGCGAACCACAACGCCATAACGATGTCCGTCTTCTGGTTCTTCGGGGCACTCGGATGCCAGGTGACCAGTTGTTCAATCAGTTGTTTCGCTGATTCCTGCCCGTGAGTGGAGGGCAGTTCAATCAACTGGTAGCCATCCTGCCACCCATTCCACAGTACCGTCATAGATGCGACACCAAAATCGGAGTCATGCTTATTCTGACCAGTAAAGTGGGGCTTAATAACACTGCCACGAGAGGAACAATACTCGTTCAGCTCCCTGTCATGGACCAGGAACCCCTGGAAACCGTTACGTTCAATACGCCACTCGGACACTTTATACCTGTCCGTCCAGCCTTTAATCATCTCCCGCATAGCCTCAGGGGTGATACCGGGCTTGTTGTACACGTCCAGGACGTACCGCTTCTGGGTTTTAATATCAAGACCTATCACCACGGCGGCTGTGTGCCCTGATGTGGCGGGGTCAAGACCGGCGACGATAATCAAACCGTCCATGCCGTTCTCCCGCTGGTTCACCATACCCTTCGGGATAGGCCCACACATGCGGTTACCGTTAATACTAGCCTTCAAAGCGTCAGCCTGGAAGATCGCATCATCGGAAACCTGCTGCTGCTGGTACACCATAGCCCACGCACGGGGCGAAACTCGCCGCCTTTTCTGCGATAAACGGCTACCATCCCACTTCGGGAACAGCCCATTCTCGTCAGCGACCTGCGTATCGGCCTTAGAGCCAGGTTCCGGCTGGTTCGACTTGGGCCACAAAGTAACCCAGTCCTCAGGCTTATCCTTAAACTCCAGAACCGCTGGCATCGACAGGT